CGATGCGATGCTGTCCTCCCACCCGTGGTCCTTCGCCATGGGGCAGATGGACCTGCCGCGCCTGCTGGAAGTGCCGCATGCGGATTACAGCCACGCCTTCCAGCTGCCGGCCGATTTCCTGCGGGTGCTGTCGGCCGGCTGTGGCGGGGCGGGGCGGGGCCTGCTGTACCGGCTGCAGGAGCAGAGGCTGCATACCAATGCGGCGCAGGTGACGCTGACCTACGTGTTCCGGCCGGAGGAGAGCGAATTTCCGCCCTTCTTCGCTTCGGCGTTGGTAACGCGGCTGGCGGCAGAGTTCTGCATTCCGCTGACCGAAAGCACCTCCCGCGCCGAATTGCTGCACCGGCTGGCCGATGCGGAGCTGCGCAACGCACGGCGGACGGACAGCCAGCAGAACACGGCGCTGGCGCTGGAAGATTTCCCACTGATCATGGCGCGGGGGTGACGACATGGCCATGGGCCGCAGCGTCAAGACCAGTTTCACTGCGGGCGAGCTCGGCGACCAGCTTCTGGGCCGGGGGGACCTGCGCGCCTTCGAGAATGGCGCGCGGCGCCTGCGCAATGTCTTCATCCAACCGACCGGCGGCGTGACGCGCCGGCCTGGCCTGCGCCACGTGGCGCTGCTGCCGGGCGTGGCGAAGTTGATCGCCTTCGAGTTCAACACCGAGCAGACCTACCTGCTGGTGCTGTCCGACCGCCTGTTGCAGGTGTTCATGGGCGATGTGACCGTGGCGCAGGTGGTGGCGCCATGGACGGCGGCGATGCTGGACAACATCGCCTACACGCAGAGCGCCGATACGTTGCTGCTGGTGCATCCCGCCATGCAGCCGCAGCGAATTACCCGCAGCAGCCACACGGCGTGGTCCATCGCGCCCTGGAACTTCGTCGCCGAGCCGTTCCACCGCTTTGCGCCGGGCAATGTGACCCTGGCGGCCAGCGCGGTGAGTGGCATGGCAACGGTTACGGCCAGTGCACCGCTTTTCCAGGCCGGGCATGTGGGCGCGCGGCTGCGGATTGGGCTGCGGAAGATGCTGGTCACGGCGGTCGCCTCCGCCACCTCCGCGACCGTACTGGTCGAGGAGGGCCTGGACGGGACGGCGCCAACCGCGGATTGGGACGAGGCCTCGTTCAGCGAGGCGCGGGGTTGGCCGGTGACGGTGTGCTTCCACCAGGACCGGCTGGTGGTGGGTGGCTCCCGCGACCTGCCCAACCGGCTTTGGCTCTCCCGCTCCGGCGATCTGTTCAACTTCGATCTCGGCACCGGCCTGGATGACCAGGCGATCGAGTTCGGGCTGTTGTCGGACCAGGTGAATGCCATTCGTGCCGTATTCTCTGGCCGGCACTTGCAGGTGTTCACGTCCGGTGCCGAGTGGATGGTGACGGGCGATCCGATGACGCCGGCCTCGATTCAGTTGCACCGGCAGACGCGCATCGGCTCCGCCACCACGAGGATCATCCAGCCCGTCGATGTCGATGGCAGCACGATCTTTGCCGCGCGATCCGGCCAAGCGGTGCATGAATACGCCTATACCGATGTGCAGCAGGCCTACCAGGCGAACGACCTGGCACTGGTTGCCCGCCATCTGGTGCAGGCGCCGGTGGCGATGGCGTATGACCAGACGCGGCGGCTGCTGCACGTGGCCATGCAGCGCGGTTGGATAGCGACGCTGACGCTGTACCGCACCGAACAGGTCACGGCCTGGACGCGCCAGGATACCGATGGCCGCTTCATCTCCCTTGGCGAGATCGACGGCACCGTCTGGTGCGTTACCGAGCGGCTGGGACGCTACCGGTTGGAGCGGCTGGACGATGCGTTGGCGCTGGATGCCGGGTTGGATGGAACGGCGGCCGAGGCGCGCACGCATTGGAACGGGCTGGAGCATCTGCCGGGGGCGACCGTGCAGGTCGTCGCCGATGGGGCGCCGCGCGGTGCCATGCCGGTGGTGGCGGCCGGCGTAACGCTGGATGAGGCCGCCAACACCGTTCAGGTCGGGCTGGGATTCACGCATCTGATCGAGCCTTTGCCGCCGCAGTTGTTCGCGGCCGGCGGGTCGCGCACCGGGCCGTTGCGGCTGGTGGCGGCGACCTTCCGGGTACTGGAGACGGCGGCGCTGACCGTCGATCTCGGGCGCGGTGTCGCGCCGGTGCCGTTCCGCCGCCTGGATACGCCGATGCTGGATGCGGGGCCGCCGCGCTTCACCGGCGATGTCACTCTGCGCGGCATCGGCTGGCGTCGGGACACCCTGCAGCCGCTTTGGCGCATTGAGGGTGCGACGCCGCTGCCGATGACGCTGCTTTCCGTCACCACCGAGACCAGGATGACCGATTGATGGCCCAACTCGTTCCCATTGCGGCTGTGGCCGGCACCGCGGCCTCGCTCTACGGCACGGTGCGGCAGGGGCAGCAGCAGGCGGCCTCCGCCAAGGCGCAGGCGCAGCAGCAGCAACAGGCGCTGGATGTGCGACAGCAGCAGCTCTCCACCGCCCAGGCAGCGGAAGAGCGTACGCGGCAGGACCGGCTGGACCGCACCGTGGCGTCCACCCGGGCGCGGCTGGCGGCATCCGGCGTCAACCCCGACCAGGGTTCCGCCGGCGCCATCACCGCCGGGCTGGCGCAGGATGCGGCGGAGGCCAGCGCCGAGAGCGACGGGGCCTATGCCACCCGCATGGCGTCCGGCCGCAGCAGCCTGCTGAACGCGGATGGCTCCCTGACCACCTGGCTGCGGGCTGGCAACAGCTTCGGCGGCGCGGTGCGCAACCTGCTGGACTGACCGCCGGCGCCTGCGCCTTTCCCCACCCCTTCCGCACGAGAGATCCGAATGGCCGAGCATATCCGCATCGGTGACGTCGCGCCGCGTGTGCATTACGCGGCGGACGGCGCCCAGACCGTCTTCATCTACCCTTTTCCCATCTTCCGGGTTGCCGATCTGGAGGTTCACCTGGATGGGCAGGTCCTGGCTGGTGGCTATACGGTGCTGGGCACGGGGGCCTCCGAGGGGGGCAGCGTCGTCTTCGCCGTGCCGCCGGCGGCGGGGCTTGTGCTCGCGCTGCGCCGCCGGCTGGTGATTGCCCGCACCAGCGACTTCCAGCCGAACGGCCTGTTGCGGGCCAACACGCTGAACGATGACCTGGACCATCAGGTCGCGGCGTTGCAGGAGTTCCGCGACGACCTCGGCAGCACCATCCGGATCAATCCGGGCGAGGTGCCGGCGGGGCTGACGCTGCCGGGTCGGGACGGGCGCGCCAACCGCGTGCTGGGCTTCGACAGCCTCGGCCACGTTACCGCCTTCGCTCGGGAGGAAGGGACGCTGCGGGTGCCGTTCCGCGGTGCCATTCCGCGCACTATCAGCGATAAGCTGGCGGAGGTGCTCTCGGCGCGGGATTTCGGCGCGACGGGTGACGGCATCACCGATGATGGCCCGGCGCTGCAGGCGGCGATGAATGCCGCCGCCGCCGCCGGCAGGGTGCTGGAGATCGGAGAGGGCACCTTCCGCACCACCATGCCGCTGTTGCTGGCTGGCGCCGCCGCCGGGCTGACCATGCGGGGCAGCATCATCTATGCCGGGCCGTCCGGCGCCGCCGCGCTGACCCTGGGGGATGGTGCCGCCGCGCGGAATGCCAGCAAGCTGTACCAGGGGCTACGGGTGATCCGGGAGACGATCTCGGACTGGTTGAACGAGGGCGATATCGGCATCGTCATCCGCAACCTTGATGCCAGCATCGTCGAGCTGCGGCAGGTGGAGGGTTTCACCATCGGGCTGCGCACCGAGGGTGTGGAGCGTGGCTTCGAGGACAGCGTGCTGCATCTCGGCCGGATCGTGAACAACCGGATCGGGCTGGATGTGCGGACCTCCACCGCCGCCGCCTGGAACAACAGCATCCGCTATCACGGCGGACACTTCGCCAATGCGTCGGCGGTGCATCCGACGATGGACCGGTATGGGGTGCGGTTCTCCTGCCCGCCGGGAGCGTATCCACGCCACAACGCGCATCTGTTCGTCGGCCCGGCCTTCGAGTTGCAGCGGCAGGGCTCGCCCGGCACCGTCTCGGCCATCCCTTTTCTGCTTGAGGCCGGGGATGAGCGCGGCATCATCGCCCGCGGCGTGCGGATGGAACAGTGCAGCCCCTATGTTGCCCGCCATGCCGGCGGCGCCAATGATTGCATCTACGAAGTCTGCTATGTCGGCACCTATGCTTTTACCGGCGTGGCGGTCGACTATACGGCAGCGGCGACGCGGGCAGGCGGCACGGTCATTCCCTTGCATCAAGCCGCCGCCGCGCAGGGTACGCCCCGCCTGGTAGCGGCGGCGGAGAATGTGCGGCAACGCGCCTTCCGCCAGAGCATGGACACGGCCGGCGGCGTGGGGTTCGAGCAGATGGCGGTGCTGTCGGGCAATCCGTCCAGCGCGCCGGGCACTCTCACCGGCCTTGCGTTCGCTGGCCTGACGCTGCTGACGCTGAATGCCGATACGGTCGGCGTGCCGACGAGCCGTGCGCTGGCCTTCGTCGTCGATAGCCGGGACTGCAAGGAGTTCTTCATCGCCGCCGAGGGGTCTGAGCTGCGCCCGGTGGTGATGCAGTTCGACGCGAACGAGAACGTGCTGGATGGCGGCGCGCCCGCCCTGTTCTCCAACATGAACGCGGTCTATGCCGGAAGCCCCTCCTTCTTCTGGGAGGGCAATGCCGATCTGGACAGCCTGGTCGGTGGGATCGCCATCAACAAGTTGCAGCGGGTGACGCTGCATCCCAATGCGCGCTACGCCGCCATCGGCGTGCGTGGCGGTTCAGCCAGCGCGGTGCTGAAGGCTTTGCGGCTGTATTGCGCGCCGCTGTATGCGCCGGCCCTGCTGTATGGCGGCAGCCGCAAATGGGGCGTGCGCGAGTACACCACCGCCGAAACCGGCTGGACGATCCCGGCCCTGGCGGCGGGTGCGACGGCCACGCGGGACGTCACGCTGCCCGGCGTCCGGCAAGGGGATTTCGTGCAGGCCTCTTTCGCGAAGGCCTCGGGCTTCCAGAATGGTGGCGTGGTGTTCCATGCCAGCGTCGGCGGTGCGGCCAGCGCCGACCAGGTGCGGGTGACGGCCCACAATGTCAGTAGCGGCAGCATCACCGTGGATGCGGGGACCCTGTATCTCCGTGCCACCAAGCCAAGGATCTGAACATGAAAGGCATCCCACCGGCTCTCGCGGCCGAGTTGGAGACGGCGGCGATGCGCGTAGCGGAGGATTACGGCGCGTTCATCGCCCGTGGTCCGGCGCCGGGCACGCATGACGATGCCAAGGCCTTCGCTGCGCACCATGCAGCGGCGAAGTCGGCCCTGGCGCATTTGGAACAGGTGCTGAAGATCGCCCGCGCCGCCGGCGCGGGGGATGAGATGGCCGGCGTCGCCCAGGCCAATGCGCTGCTGCTGCAGGCCAGGGGCGCGCTCTCCGAGGTAGAGGAGGATGACGGCGATGACGGAAGCGCCGGCTGACCTCCTGGAGTTCGTCTGGGTCTGGAACACGCATCTTCGCCAGGCGACGCCACCGGTCCACCGCCGGGTGCTGCGCTGGCTGGATGCGCGGCGGCAAGCGGAGGACGGGCGGCTGCTGCTTATGGCGTTCCGCGGCTGCGGCAAGTCCACGCTGGTCGGGCTGTACTGCGCCTGGATGCTGGCGCGCTGGCCGGAGACGCGCATCCTGGTCCTCGCCGCCGACCACCAGTTGGCGACCAAGATGGTGGCGACGGTGCGGCGGATCGTCGAACGGCATCCGCTGTGCGCGCATCTGGTGCCGCAACAGGCGGAGGCCTGGGCGGTGGACCGCTTCACCGTGCGGCGCCAGGGCGCGCTTCGCGACCCGTCCATGCTGGCGGCGGGGCTGACCGGCAACATCACCGGCAGCCGGGCCGAAGTGATCATCTGCGACGATGTCGAGGTCGCTGGAAACTGCGACTCCCCTGGCAAGCGCGCGGAACTGCGCGAGCGGCTGGCGGAGACCGAGTTCATCCTGACGCCAGGCGGCACCATCCTGTACGTTGGCACGCCGCATTGTGCCGAGAGCCTGTATCTGCACCCGGATGAGG